CCGATTGACACCGCGTACTATGTTATCGGCGCAGATCCGGCTTATGGATCTTCAGACTGGGCAGATCGTTTCTGCATCGCAGTATATCGTTGTTACGCAGACGGACTGGAACAAGTTGCTGAGTTCACTACCTCAGAACTCAACACATACCAATTTGCATGGGTTATCGCGCACTTGGCCGGAGCCTATCGGAACTCTACACTGAACCTCGAAGTCAATGGTCCGGGGCAGGCCGTCATCAACGAGCTGCGTAATCTCAAGCGCCAAGCCGCTGCCATGCCAGCAGAGAAAAACGGCAGAGCCCTGATGGACGTGCTCTCCCACATGCAGAACTATATCTGGCGTAAGAACGATACCATGTCCGGCATCTCGACCAGCATCGGCTGGCTGACTACCTCGGCATCCAAGGAACGTATGCTGTCCTACTTCAAGGACTATTTTGAACGTCAGATGTGTATTGTGAAGTCACCCGACTTGCTAGAAGAAATGAAAACCATTGTGCGTGACGGCGGCTCGATCTCCGCTCCTGGACGCGGCAAAGATGATCGGGTCATAGCCTCGGCGCTGGCGGCAGCAGCTTATGCTGAACAGGTTCAGCCCCGCCTGATTGCCATGCGAATCACCAAAAGCGTTAGCCAGTCCCAAGAAAGCCACACGCCCGAAGAATTGTCGGTCGGCAAAAATGTCTCTAATTACCTCAAGAACATAGGGCTATACGGGCGATGAAAACGGTTTTGACCAAGAGAGATCTGTACAACCGGATGGACCGCCTGCTGGCCGACCCCGTCAGGCCAATATCAATCAAGCTATTGGCTGACTTGGCTGGCCTATCTGATTTTACAATCAAGATGGTTTTTCAGTTGAAGAAGATGCCTATGTCTGAAACGACGCAGATCAGAATGTCTAAGGCATTGTTAAGATTGCAGAATGGGGAAATTGAAATCGTACAGCACAGGGATTTAACCAGAGAAGTCCGATATGTTAAAAACCCCCGTCCAAGAATCAGACGCTCCTACGGCTTGACGGTTCAAGACGGAGAGATCAAATTAAAGATCGGCCTCAAGAACAGGGCCGACTATTCTGAACCAACCTTTGAAGAGCTTATGAAAGGGTGACGGCATGGCTATTCTCAGATCTTATAAATGCTTGGAACACGGATACTTTGACGCTTGGGAGCCGCTGTGCCCCCATGGCTGTCTGGACGTGGCAGTGGTTATTTTGAAAGCGCCGTCGATGCGCGATTCGACCAAAGCCGCCAAAAGCAAGATGGTAGATACCACGGCTAAAGGCTTGGCTAAAGAATTTAAGATGACCAACATCAAGACCACCCGCGAAGGCGAGTTCCAAGAAGGTTATCACACCCGTAACAACCAGACCAAAGAATCACGCCCCGGTGATGCCGTTATGTGGGGCGGCGGCGGCAGATTCAACATGGCTTCCGTTTTGGCTGGCGGTGCGGTACAATCTGTCGGCGGCGAACCTGTTGGGGCCAATCCCAAGGATCTTAACCTGACCAAGGGACCGCAAGCGGCGAGTTACTTTTCTGATCCAGAAGGGCTTAAAATCAAATGATAATCCCGTCTAATCCCATTGAACGCGAAATGTTTTACATGGACTTGGTCCAGAAGTGTCTTGTTTCGCGGGACATGCGGCGCGGAGATTATCAGTCTTTGAGATCCTTTTTCCTGTTTGGCGCGGGGCCGGAAGAAAGTCCCGCCGCCTACAACAAGATCTACAGCCACATCGACCAGCTCACCAGCTTTCTCTATTCGGCTGAGACAACCAGATTCAGCATCAACCTTGGCGCGTCAACACGTTCGTACCTTACAAGGTACATACCTGCTCTGACCCAAAAGCTGCACGACGAATGGAACAATTCAAACGCTGACCAAGTGTTTTCTCTTGCCCTGACTTGGGCGCTTGTGTTCAATTCAACATTCATCAAGCTGATTGTTAAAGACGGAAGCATACATCCGTTCTTTGTTGACCCCGGAACAATCGGTGTTTTGCGCGAGGACGTGCCGCACACCGACCGGCAAGAAGCTTTGACGCATAGCTATTACATTACAAAGTCTGAACTCTATCGCAGACTGTATAGCCATCCTAAACGCGCAAGCATTGTTGCCAGAGTTAATGCCCAGCAACATCAGCCGACACAGATTCCAAACGGCATCGACCGCATTGTGATGTCTCAGACCAATCCGACTATCTACGGCAACATCAATCTTGATCTGTACGGCTTCAACCGCATGAAAGCGGAAGTTGCTGAAGATACAATTGAGATGACTGATCTTTATGTTTGGAACGATGAAGAGAACGATTATCAAATCGTAACCATCGCAGAGCCGGACGTAATTATCTATGATCGCCCTCACGGCGATATGTTCTTGAAAGGCGAGCTGCCTATCTTGCAGATCTGCCCCAAGCCTCAATACGATTATTATTGGGGACAATCAGAAGTGCAAAAGCTGGTCTACCTTCAACAAATGCGTAATCGGCGCATGACCGAGATTCTGGATCTTCTGTCCAAGCAAGTGAACCCGCCGACAAGCCTTATGGGCTTTACCGGCATTTTGGATGAAAAGAACTTTGCTTTGAATCGCGCTGGTGGTTTGCTTTCAACCGACATGCCTAATGCTAAAGTCGAACGTCTGGCTCCAAACTTGCCGCAGGATCTTTACGCCCAGTTGCGCGAGATAGATCAAATGTTTGCTGAGGCTTCCGGCATTAGCAGCATCTTGTCTGGACAAGGTGAACAAGGCGTTCGCTCTGCCGGTCATGCGTCCCAGCTTGCGCGGCTTGGTTCAGCCAGAGCCAAGAAGAGCGCATTGGTCGTTGAAGATGCGTTGGAAAAAATGGCAACGCTCTACATGAAGCTGATTCAAGTGTACGACACCGACAAACTTCTGGATGTGGAAGGCGAACCATTTATCGCTGAACAATTCACAAAAGATTATGTTGTCAAAGTGGACGCACACTCGAACAGTCCGATCTTTATGGAAGATCTGCGCTCACTGGCGTTCAATCTTTACAAGGCTCAAGCTATTGATAAGGAAAGCCTTATTGAATTGCTCGATCCGCCAATGAAGCAGATGCTCAAAGAGAAACTAAAAGTCATGGAAGCCAAGGCTGCGGCCAACCCGCAGAACGTAACTCCCATGCCAAAGAAAGCAGGTTAACATGCCAGCGCAACCCTCAACTGCCCCCAAAGGGGACCAGACAAGAGCCAGTGTTGACAGCTTTTCAAAACCAGCTAATCTACAGTATAAGGTTGTGAATATTCGCTCTATGACCAAGCAGCCGCAAAGCCGCCAAGTCAACAGAGGAATGAAGCGATCTTAATGGGGACGTTTCTAACAGCGGAGGCCTTCACATGGCACGTCGTAAGGGTCGCGGTAAGCGCAAGTGAGATCTGGCTTTGGCCGGATCTTTTTAACCATTCACCCCCTCTAATTTAGGAGCGCACCATGCGTCGCAAAGGTCGTAAGGCTCGTCGCTAACTCATAAGCGGGTCAGTCCCGTTTATCGATTCGAGTTTCCCCGGAGGGGAGGGAAATCCTAAAAATATCCCCCACTTGACATTCTACAGATTTTATCTGTTAAAGTGAGTCCCATGGCAGACGATCAAATCATGGCCCTGTTAGGGCAACAAGGTGGACAGCCTCAAGGCGGTGTTTCTATGGCGCCCGGAGCTGATGGCGCATCCGCGCAACCACCCATGACTTCGCCCATGTCAACTCCTGAGCCAAAGTCCGGGCAGCGCGAATCGGCGCTAGTCAACGTGAGCATGGCCCTTGACCTTATCGAGCAGTCCCTTCCGGCAATCGGAAGCGAGACACCGGAAGGCCAAAAACTTATTTCTGCTTTGAACAATCTTACTTCTGTTCTTGGTCCTAAAAAACAAAAGGCCAATGAACTTCAATCTGCTGAGATTCTTCAGCTTCTCCAGAATCTTCCCAATGCTGGTGGTGGTTCTCCTGGTGCTAGGACAATTGCTGCCGCTGGTCCGAACCTCGGACAAATGACCCCGCCGCCTCCTGGTGGTGGAGCCCCACCAATGCCGCCTATGGGCGGCGCTATGCCCATGTAAGGAGATAACCATGGACCTGTTTAAGCCGCGTGGGGCCGCTCAGCCTCGTCGTCCTACCTCAGACCAGCAGCAGAATGGTCAGATCACAAACACCCCGCGCTTTGCTCGTTTGGGCGGTTTGTCTGCGCCTGCTAAGGCTGGACCCAAGTCCAAGTATGCCATTGTTCCTCCGGGCGATGGCAAAAAAGTCATCTAAAGAAGGATAGGGGACAATTATGCCTTCACTAGAAGATCTTACACCAGAAGCCCGTGACGAACTGGCTTTGCTTGCAAACGAGCTTGCAAATAATCCTGTAACTCGTGAGCAATTCCTTCGCTTGACCAAGCAGGCACGTCCGTCTGTGACGATTGATGCAATCGACATTAAGGACGAAGTCAGCAAGGTTGTAAACGAAGCAAATGAGCGCGTTATGTTTATGGAAAACAAAATGCGTGAACGCGAAGCTATGGACGAGCTTGAAAAGCGTCGGAGCTCTTTGCTCAAAAAGGGCAAAGTCAAATCTGACGACGAAATCGCTGAGATTGAAAAGATCATGCTGGAAAAAGGCATACAAAATCACGAAACTGCCGCAGACTACTTTCAGTGGATGCGTCAGGCTGCAACTCCAACCCCCTCTAAAACTTTCAACCAGAATGTTCTGGACGAAACAGCCAGAGGGACGTTGGAAAAATTCTGGAAAAATCCAGCAACAGCAGCTCGCGACGAAGCTTCAAAGGCCTTGAACGAATTGCGTAAGAACGCAAGACCAATAGGGTTTTGATAATGGGGACAATGCTTAACCTAACAACTATGAGGTAATGCCATGGCTATCGGTGGGGGCATTGTCCCAGCATCAGGCTCTACGCAGTACAATGAACTTACGTACGTCACAAGACGTGCGTTTATTCCCAAGATGGTCGTACAAATTTACAACAGTACGCCCCTCATGGCTGCGCTTATCGCTAACTCACAAACCGCTACTGGCGGTGTTAGCTCCGTAACGGTTCCTGTCCAGGGCGCACAGTTTGTGAACGCTCAATGGTCGGACTACTCTGGCTCATTCAACCAACCTGCCGTTCAGCAGGGTGCTTTCAATGCTGAGTTTAACCTCAAGCTGATGATTGCTCCCGTGCCGTTCCTCGGTATGGAAGGTGCAGTACAGCAAGATCATGCAATCATTCCGCTGATCGAAGCTCGTATGAATGACGCCACAAACGTCATGCTGGACGGTATGGCTTATGCGCTGTACAACAACACATCCAACCAGCAGCAGTTTATCGGACTGCCTGCCGCTGTTGACGATGGTACAACTTCTGGCGCTGCCACATACGGCAACATCACCCGTTCATCCACCCAGAACTCATGGTGGAGATCAAAGGTGTATGCCGCTGGTTCGGTCAACCCGACCCGTCAGAACATCCTGCAATACATCTCCGGCACTGTGAAGAACGGCGCTGAAGTCCCCAGCTTTGGCGTTTGCGGCTTCGGCACATGGACGCTTCTGGCTCAGGACTACGTTGGTCAGGAACAATATGTCATCACTCCCGGTGGTGGCTTTGATGGCGATGCTAACGGTCCTTCGGCTGCGTTCCGCGCTCTGATGGTTGCTGGCGTTCCGATCTATCCTGATCCGTATTGCCCAGAAGGTACAGTGTACTTCTTGAATACCAACTATCTCTCGCTCTACATCCACGAGCAGGGCCAGTTTGTGTTCACCGGCTTTGAATCCACACTCCCGAACTGGCAGATTGGTTATGTCGGTGCGGTCTTGACCATTGCTGAATTGGTCAACACCAAACCCAAGGCCATGACGAAGGTTACGGGCTACAATTCAATCAGCCTGTAAGGAGACCTACCAATGGCACTTGCTCTTAATAAGATCCTTGTCACAAATACATCTACAAATACAGCTTCGGCTTATTTTCAGACTGTATCAATTACCAGTGTTGGCATTGGTAATGCTACGGCCATGAACGCAGGTGTATCTTCGGCTCAGTATGTTCCTGCTGGCACATATGTGTACCCGCCCACAGCAAACGTGACTATCGAAGTGAACAACTACAACGCTTCGACAAACACGAACGCCTGGACAACTCTGGTTGCTGCTAACGTCGGCGCTCCTGTCATCATCTCTGATGGTTGGAACATTCGCGCTAATGCTACCACAGCAACTCAGACAGTTACTCTGTTCACGGTAAATGGTGGTCAGGCGGTTACTGGTCAGTATAACAGCTAAGGAGGACTTCCATGGCTAATTCTGATTCAGTAAGTCAAAATACCCAAGACTACTTCGGCTCGTATCGCATTGCGTTCGCGCCGGGGCAGTCTCTTGCCAACACAGGTAACGCTGTTATCACTCTTCCTATTCTGAGTGGTGGTATCGGTCCCAGCTTTGGCAATGGTTCGTACATCGTGCGTCGTATCACAGTATCCAATCCGTCGAACACGGCTGGCGGTACTGTGCCGAGCATGACTGCGGCCAACATCACAATCCTGACCAGCAACGATGGTAATACGTCCAACGCTATTACCACTGCTGCCGGTCAAACTTTGGGAAGCATTTCTGGTACTGCCACGTTCCAAGATCTTGTTCTTGTGAACGGTAATGCAAACGTGACAACACTTTGCACGGCTGGTCCCACTTATAATTCCCCTGCGTTGTTCGTAAAAGTTGGTGCTGCTGTAGCTAACGCTGCTGTCAGCATTACTGTTTGGGGCGACGTGGTGCAGCTCTGATGGCTAATGTTTGGGTTTTGAACACAACAGATCAGTCTTTGACTGATGGCTATAATGGCGATTTCTATGAATTTGCTCCTGGCAAATGGGTAGAGGTTTCAGAAGAAATAGCGGTCCATGTGTTTGGATACCAGCAAGAGAACAAAGAGCCGTATCTGATAAGACTAGGTTGGACGCGCTTTTCTAACGATCTGCCTCAAGCTTTCGAGCGTTTGGAAAAGATCAAGATTAGCAATCAACCTCAAAAAACCACTGCCAACCCGTCCCCGGTAGTGGGCCGAATCCCCCCTTCTTCCGAAAAGAAGGAGGGGGGTAAGGGGACTGACAAGGCTGCTTAATGTGGAGCGAAAATGGCGACTACACTTTCGACCTACATTACGCAAGTCAGACGCTTACTCCATGACGTAAACGCTAACTTTTGGACCGATCCAGAGTTAACGGATTACATCAATGAAGGGCGCAACCGTCTTGTGCGTGACACCGGTTGCCTTCGCAAGATTCAAACCAGCACAGTTGTAACGAATCAGGAAGTCTATAATCTGAGCGACCTGCCTGATGGCGCTTTGAATATGGATATTCTGAACATCAACCTGTACTGGGGCAATACGCGCTTGCCTTTGCGCTATTTGCCATGGACACAATTCAACGCTCAAATGCGTTTCTGGCAGAACTACATAGGCCAGCCGGTTGCATATTCTATGTATGGACCTGGCAAATTCTATGTTGGACCAGTTCCAGATCAAACTTACACGGTTGAAATCGACACTGTTATTCAGCCTGTGACGTTGGTTAATTCAACTGACGTTGACGAAATTCCGAACCCGTGGACGGGGCCAGTACAATTTTATGCGGCGTATTTGGCTAAATTCAAAGAACAGAGCTATGGCGAAGCTGAGTTATTCAAGAACCAATATATCTCACAAGCCCAGTCTGTACTTAGCACGACATACACCAGACGCATACCTGACCCCTATAGCCAACCATATTGATCCATGGCCCAGAAATCACCAGAGCAACGCAAGTCTTACCATGTAACTAAGGCCTTCAAAGGTCTTAATACACGGCCAAATCGTACTGCGTTGGATTCTGATGAATTTGCTTGGTTGGAAAATATCCAGCCTATTGGCTTTGGTAATCTAAAGGTAGTAGCCAACTCAAGTAACGTGACCATATCTGGTGGCGCAAATGTCTCTTGGTCCAATACTGTTACTGAGCTGACAAGCCTCAACCTCAACAACACAGACTATATTGTTGCTTTTGAAGCTGATGGTCGGGCTGAGTATTACAACATAGCCACGTCAACAAAAGGCAATGTAGCAACCACCGGCACTTTCTCTGCGTCAGGTGTGCGCTTGAGGCAGTGGAAGAACGAACGTGCATTGATTGCCGATCCCAACAACGGGTTCTACACTTGGGACGGAACCAATCTGGTATCTATCGGATCTATTGGATCTGTTGGCATAACAAACACCGGATCTAACTATACAGAGCCTCCGGTTGTTACTGTGTCTGCGCCTAATGAAACAGGCGGCGTACAAGCAATAATCTTGGCTTCCATTTCCAATGCTGCTGGCACAATTACCAACATCAGCATTACGGCAGGTGGTACTGGATATACAGCCTTTCCGACTGTAACAATTGCAGCTCCTTCTCAACCTACAGGCGTTCAAGCCACTGCTGTTGTGACCGGCATCACGAGCGGTGCAATCAGCTCGATACAGATCACAAATCCCGGATATGGCTACACAACGGCTCCCAGCGTTACATTTTCCAGTGGCGCTGCGGCTGCAACGGCTGTTGTTGGATCTGGCATAGTCACATCACTGACCGTAACTGAAGCGGGTACAGGCTATACGTCTGCGCCTACTATCAGCTTTTCTGGCGGTGGCGGTACTGGCGCGGCTGCTGTTGCCGGTCCTTTGACCTTCCGCAAAGGATCTATAGGCATAACAGTCAGCAACGGCGGTATTGGCTATGCCAGTACACCTTCTGTTGTCATTGGTGCTCCTCCTGGTGGCGGTACTCAAGCAGTTGCTACAGCCATCATGTTTGGCGGCATTGTTACTGGCGTCATTGTTACAAATCCGGGCAAAGGCTACACAAGTGCGCCTAGCGTATCGTTTAGTGGTGGTACGCCAACAACGGCTGCAACGGCAACGGCTGTCTTGACAGATCAGGTCATAACAGACGTAGCAAGCTTTTCCGGTCGTGCTTGGTTGTCCCAAGGGCGTAATATTTTTTATTCTGCCGCAGGAACTTACAACGATTTCGTCAGCGTTTCGGCTGGCGTTGAAACAATCAAAGACGATACACTGCATAGCAATGTTACAGCTCTGATCTCTGCCAATAACTTCTTGTATGTGTTTGGCGACGATTCAATCAACGTGTTCTCGGACGTGAGAGTTGGAAGCACCGGCTTGACCAGCTTTACAAACACAAACGTGTCGGCATCTACCGGCTCAACGTACATTGACGGCATCTTTCCGTATTTCAGATCTTTGCTGTTCATCAACCAGTACGGAATCTTTGCTCTGGTTGGCGCGACAGTCACCAAGATCTCGGATGCTCTTGATGGCATCATACCATATATAGACTTTACATATCCTGTTACGGGTGGTCAGGTCTTGGTCAACAACATTTTGTGCGCTGCATTTAATGTTTATTACAACGATCCTCTGTCATCGCTAAGACCAGTACAGTTGGTTTTCTTCGACAAGAAATGGTTTGTGACCAGCCAAGGCACAGTCAAATATGCAACGCCTGTTGCTACAGCTAACAAGCTTTGGATTTATGGCACAAGCGGCACTAATCTTGTGCGTCTCTACAATGACAGCACAACCAACATTAGCACAACAATTCGTAGTGCTTTGTGGCCTATGGAAGATACAATCCGTGACAAGCAGGCATTGAAGTTTGCGTTTGAAGCTACAGTCAACACGTCTGCATCCTTCAATGTCACAGTTGATAGCGAGTACGGGTCAAGCCCTGTTTATGCTTTGTCAAATTCAAACACATGGCTGAACAATCTTGGCAATACAATACCTTGGCAAAACAATGTGTTGTCAAATATTGGCTGGATTACAGGTTACGGATATTCTCTCTACAAATCAGATGCGGCTCAATACGGCAAGTATCTGGGTCTCACTATCACATCTACTGCTCCTGCTTTCACGCTCAATACGCTTGAAATGGAACACGAACTAAGAGCGAGGTTCTAATGGCACTGCCGATCACCATTCCATATACATTCGGTTCGCAGACTGCACCGATTCCTCTCTCCAATCTGGACACAGACTTTTCTGTTGTTGTTAACGCTATTAACGGCATAGGAAACGGTGCTGTTGCATTGTCCAACGTGCTTATTACGGGTGGCACAATTTCTGGTGTAACAACATCAGCAAACGTATCTGTTCAAAATAATAGCACGTTTGTTGCAAGCCAGCCTTCTATCAACTTTATTCCTGGCACAAATGTTAATATCTCTGTAACAAACGATTCAGCAAATAGCCGGTCAAACGTGACAATCACTGCTACTGGAAGTGGTAATGGCGGCGGCACAGTTGATTCTGCTAACGTATCGTTTCAGTCAACTTTGGCTAACTCTGTTGTTAGAACAGGTCTTGCCAAATATTCAGACATTGTAAGCGTTAAAGACTTTGGCGCTGCTGGTGATGGATCTACAGACGACACAAACGCTATTCAATATGCTATCAATGATGTGTCTAGTGCTGGCGGTGGAACGGTCTATTTTCCTTACGGCACATACAAAATTACTTCTGCTTTGACATTTACGGGTGGAAAAATAAAGCTTCTTGGAACTGGTAAGCAAGCTTCTATCATCAAGCAGTTCACAACCAATGCCAAAATTCTAAACATAACCACGAACAATAACAGCGCGGTGTCCCTTGGTCTTACATACAATGGAACTCCTACATCTGGCGCGTCGGCTATTTATTGTTCTGGTTTTTATAATTATTTTGACGATCTTGATGTTGTCAACGTGTACAACGGATTTGAAGGTGACGGCACAAGCGTTACGTCAAACAGCATATATGTGGATAATTGCGAAGTAAGAAACTACGCAAATACAGGTTTTTATTTGCACGATCAGTGCTTTAACTGGATGGTTTCCAACGTATTCTGTGTTAACGACACTAACAGCTATGGCACTTTAGGAGCTATTCGGTTTTACAATCAATCTGAAGGCCACAGCTTTACAAACATTCAAGTGTATCAAGGCGCGTATTGCATTACGACTGATGCAACATCAAACGTCATGGGCAGTCGCCCAGCATATAACAAATTCAGCAATAGTTATTTTGATTCGTGTACCAGCGGGTGCAGCATCAACAATTCGGTTGAGTTTGACTTTGCTAATTGCTGGTTCTCGAATCGTCCGGCTTCCGGCATCAGCATTGCTACAGCCAATGGCATCAGGTTTACTGGTGGCGGTGCTGTCAATAACCAACAAAACGGTGTTTCGGTCGGAGCAAATGCTACGAAAGTCTCATTTGTCAACTTTTCTGCAAGAGGCAACAACACTGGCGGCGGGTCTTACTATGGTATTCTTTTTCAAGCCAATTGTTCTTATTTTTCGGTTATTGGCTGCGCTTTCGGTGATACTCTTAGCTTTGGAACGCAAGCAGCAGGGCTTTATATCGCGTCAGGGTCCAGTGATTATTACGTTGTTTGCGGTAATCAGTTTAGCGGCACTGGCGGTACTTATTCGGACAATGCTGTTGGCCTTAATAGGAATGTTTTAGGAAATCCGGGTGTTGCTGATTACACGAACAACACACTTCAAGCGACCGGCCTATATATTCATTCTTTGACATCAACGAGTACTATTGGAAAGCTGCAATATAGCGGCACGACGGTTCAAGCTACGTCTGAAGGCGGTGCTTATGAATTTTACACCAATGGGACACTGGCTGGTAAATTTGACACAAGCCAGAACTTCATTGGTTCTAAAAACGTAGGCACGGCAAACACCTATTTGCAAGACAACAGTTCATACAGAATCCTTCAATTAGGATCTAACACATCTATTTATAACGACAATTCTCCATTATCAGGTTCCGGTACAGATCTAAGCTTTAACATTCAAAGCGTTACAGGAGCTATGTATGTTGACAATGCCTCGTTTATTGTTGGCACAACCGGCAACCACATAACCCCGAAGAACTGGGTTTCTACAACTTGGACCAACCTGTCTGACCAGCGTTCCAAAACCAATATCACTGCCGTTACCCCTACGGATGCTTTGGCTAGAATCTTGGCCTTGCAGCCAAAAGAATTTGACTGGGTGCAGCCAAAATCAGGTCAGACGCCGCACAGCAGAGGCTTTATTGCACAGGAATTTGCTGTAGAATATCCTGCATCGGTTAGTACAATGTATGACCCGGACGTATCTGAAGAGCGGCTGGGTATTGGTCTGAATATGGACTATTTTGCCGATTTGGTAGGGTCTATACAGGCTTTGAAGGCTGAACTAGATGCTTTGAAGTCCGAATTTGAAGGCTACAAAGCATCACATCCGTGAGGTTAAAATGGGCGTCCAAGCATTTACCCCTATGGGGAACACAGTGGTTTTTACCGCTAACACAGTTGCTCCGACGCCTGTTCAGGCGCTTGCTAATGGCCTTGGAGCGAACCAGTACCGGATTGTGGTTCCTCCGGGCAGCAATATGGTCTTTCTTGGGTTTAGTCTGACTGCGGCTGGCGCGACTTCCAATGCGGTAGTCATCAGCAGCTCAACCTTCACCCTGCCTCTCTTGCCGGGTACGGACGAAATTCTGACATTCCTTCCAAATGCTTACTTCACCGGCATCACGGCTGGTGGCAGTACGGCTGTTTATGTGACCCCTGGCGATGGAGTCTAAACCATGGCTCTCAAAGCAGTGGCATCAACTACAGGGGGCGGTGGCAACGGCTCCGGCACAGTAACTCAAGTCAATACCGGGACTGGTCTATCTGGTGGGCCAATTACAACCACGGGCACTATTTCGCTTGCCAATACGGCTGTAACGACTGGCAGCTATGGTGGGGCAGCAACTGTCTCTGTCATCACTGTTGACGCTCAGGGGCGTATTACGGCTGCTTCTAATGCGTCTATTGCCATTAACGTAGCGGCTGTGTCTGGCGCTGTGCCTAACACTGTGAATATTCTGGCTGGCACGGGTTTGACCGGCGGCGGCGCTTTGACCGGCAACGTAACACTTTCTGTTACAGCCAACAGCACCAATCAGAAGGTCACAATCCAGAATAACGCCACGACGGTTGGTAGCGAACCTGCAATCAACTTCATTGCAGGTACAAACGTAACGATTTCCGTCAGTGATGATTCGGCCAACAACAGGTCAAACGTCACTATCAATTCTACAGGTGGCGGCGGCGGTGGTGGCGGTACTGTTACCAGCATTACGGCTGGCACAGGCTTGACGGGCGGCACAATCACTACGTCCGGCACAATCAATCTGGCTAACACCACTGTAACAGCAGCCACATATGGTAGTGCAACCCAAGTTGGGGTGTTTACGGTTGATGCTCAGGGGCGTCTGACTGCGGCGTCCAATACGAGCATAGCTATCGCTGCGTCGCAAATCACATCCGGTATTTTGCCTGTAGCTAACGGTGGTACAGGCGTTGCTGTTTCCAGCGGTGCAAGCAGCGTTGTTTTAAGAGACTCTAACGCAAACATCACAGGAAATGCTTTCTTTGCTGGTACAACAAGCACGGCTGCTGCAGGTGGTACAACAACTCTGTCTGCATCATCAACTCCAGTTCAAGTAGTTACTGGATCTGGTGGTCAAACATTTACGTTGCCCAACGCAACAATATTGCCAATTGGTGCAATATTTTCTTTTAACAATAACCAAACTAGCGGCACTATTGTTGTTAAAAACACCGGCGCAACCACGATTGCAACCTTTCAATCTGGTTCTTATGGAACAATTGTTCTTCTTGATAATTCAACATCTTCTGGATCTTGGGAAACACATTTCCAAGCTCCATCTAACACAAGCTGGTCAACCAATACTTTAGATTACCCCGGATCTATTACATCTGCGACATGGAACGGTAATACTGTTGCTGTCAATCGCGGCGGTACAGGGGCAACTACACTCAGTGGTTATGTTTTTGGCAATGGAACCTCTGCATTTACTGCCAGTGCTACAATACCCAACTCAGGTCTTGCCAATAGCTCTGTGACCGTAAATGGCACATCTATTTCTCTTGGCTCATCCGGCACAGTAACGGCTGCAGCAGGAACTCTGACCGGCACAACACTAAACGCTACTGTTGTTTCGTCATCTCTGACCAGCGTAGGTACGCTTACATCTGGCACATGGAACGCTGGCACTATTGCTGTGTCTTATGGCGGCACAGGTGCAACAACTTTGACCGGCGTATTAAAAGGCAATGGCACATCTGCCTTTACGGCAGCAACGGCTGGCACTGATTATGTGGCTCCTGCAACTGCAACCACATTCACTGCTACCCAGACGTTTAATGGTTCAACCAGCGTTCTTGCTGAAGTGTTGGTCAACGCTGCTGAAACTACGACCGTCAGTGCCACTGCTGCGACAGGCACAATAAACTTCGATGTGACCACGCAATCAGTGTTGTATTACACTAGCAATGCGTCTGCTAACTGGACAGTTAACTTCCGTGGCAGCTCTGGCACGTCTTTGAATACATTGATGTCAACGGGTCAAACCATGACAGTGGCATTTCTTGTAACACAAGGTTCGACTGCCTATTACAACAACGCACTGACTATTGATGGCACATCTGTCACGCCTAAATATCAAGGTGGTACAGCTTGGTCGGCAGGTAATGCGTCCGGCATCGACGTTTACACTTACACTATCGTTAAAACGGCTAGTGCCACATTTACGGTTTTAGCTTCCCTAACTCAATACAAGTAAGAGATCGCTATGCCCACAATTATTACAAAAGGTGCAAAGACAGCGCAGGGTTATGGCTTTGCAGCTCAAGCTGCTGCTGCGGTTGTGCCTAATTACATTGAAGATGTGTTTTCGACGTATTTGTATACGGGGACTGGCTCAACCCAGACAATTACTAATGGTATCAACTTATCTGGTAATGGCGGGTTAACTTGGATTAAATCACGCTCTGCGGCTACAGATCACAAATTAACAGATACCGTTCGTGGCGCTACAAAAGCAATAATTAGCAATACTACTGCCGTACAGACAACAGATACAACTGGCTTAACGGCATTTGGCACAACAGGATTTACAATTGGCGCTGATGCTAACTACAACACTTCTGCCGCCACTTTCGCCTCATGGACCTTCCGCAAACAAGCGAAGTTCTTTGACATTGTGACTTATACAGGGACGGGTACGGACCCACAAACAATATCTCATAATTTAGGGTCAGCGCCGGGGTGCATGATTGTTAAAAAAACAAATACATCAAGTAGTTGGTATGTATACCATATAGGAACAACAAGCCCTGCAAACTCTAGAATATTATATTTAGATTTGACAAATGCTGAAAACGCCACTTCTGCTTGGAATGCTTACACACCAACATCAACTAATTTTCAAGTTGCTGGTGTTGGGACAAATGCTTCTGGCGCAACCTATGTCGCCTACCTCTTCGCCTCCAACGCTGGCGGCTTTGGCTCTGCTGGCACTGACAATGTGATTACTTGTGGGTCGTACACAAGCGATGTAAGCGGAAATGCTACAATAAACCTTGGCTATGAGCCTCAATGGGTAATGGTAAAATGTTCAAGCACAGCATCTAATTGGTTTATATGGGACACAATGCGCGGTCTAAGTTTGACCAGTGATTCACCGCTTTACGCAGATACTTCGTCAGCAGAATCAACTTCTATTGCAGACAGAATTGACCCAACTGCAACAGGATTTAACATGAAATCGTTTGTTGCTGCTAACGCACAATTTATCTACATAGCCATTCGTCGTGGCCCGATGGCTACGCCGACATTAGGAACGAGTGTGTTCAATACAAATGTCGAAACAACAACTACAAATCCGCAGACGCTAACGACTGGCTTTCCTGTTGGCTTAAATATTAACACAACAACGGGATCTGGAACGTTTAGATATTGGGTTGATAGATTGCGCGGCGGCGGTCAAGAAACTAGTTATGTTGCTTTAGCTTCAAATAACACTAACGCTGAATTTACGGCTGGTAGTAGCACAAGCACTCTTTATCTTGATAATAATACTGGTTTTGTAGATTATGGATATTGGAATACAGTTGGTGCAACTTATTGGTCATTCCAACGCGCACCCAGCTTTTTTGATGAGGTTTGCTATACGGGGACAGGAAGTGCTACAACATTTAATCATAATTTAGGCGCTGTCCCTGAGTTGATGATTGTTAAAACAAGAAGCGGTGGTTCAAATTGGGCTGTTTATTCATCCGCAATTACTTCTTCTAAATATTTGTCTCTTAATAGAACTGATGCCTCAACCACAGACTCTACATATTGGAACTCAACAACTCCAACATCTACAGTATTTACAGTTGGCACGGCTGCAACGGTTAATTCATCTGGAAGCACATATGTCTCTTATTTATTTGCTACACTTGCAAGCGTCAGCAAAGTTGGGACATTCACTGGCACTGGCGGCACACAAACTATCAATTGCGGGTTTGGCGCTGGCGGCGCTAGGTTCTTGCTTGTGAAGCGCACTGACAGCACAGGAAATTGGTATGTATTTGACAGCGCAAATGGATTTACAAGCTCATCTAGCCCATACCTGCTTATGAACAGCACAGCCGCACAAACTACAGGCAACAATGGTTGCTACGCTGCCAGCACTGGCTTTACAGTCACATCTACCGCAAGCGCCACTGTCAACGTCAACGGCGCTTCTTACATCTTCCTTGCCATCGCATAGGTGAAACATGCTCATTCGAATCAAAGATACAGGTCAGGTCATGTATGAAAGCGAGTTTCGCTCATATCATGCAGCCACGACTGGCGCATCATGGGAGCAAACTACCGTTGAAGTGCTTAATGAGCTGGGCGCTGATCCCGTATTTGAAGGGCCGCAAGCAACTGGTGGCACTGTCTATCAATACAGCCAACGTGATGGCGTAGAGCAAATAGACGGTCAGTGGTACACCAAGTATGTGCTGGGGCCTATCTTTGCTAATGCAGAAGATGAGGTTGCATACAAAGCCGCCAAAGATGCTGAGCAGGCAGAGCAGGTTCGTGAAAACAGGAACAAACGCCTTTCTGATTGTGACTGGACCCAACTTGCTGACGCTAAAGTTGATAAGGACGCTTGGGCTACCTATCGTCAGGAATTAAGAGACTTACCCAGCTCTCAGGGCTTTCCTTGGAACGTAACATGGCCGGTGAAACCATAATGGACACGCAAAGCATCATAAATCTTGCAGGTGGAGCTGTTTTGGCGGCTATAGGCTGGTTTGCCAGAACCATTTATGACGCTGTTAACGAGTTGAGGAAAGACATTCACGATCTGGAAGTCGATATTCCCAAACGCTATGTGGCTAAGGATGACTTCAACATCACCATGAAGCACATAGAAGATATGTTTCAGAGAATATACGACAAAATAGACGAAAAGGCCGACAAACGATGAATATGGAAGTGCTTGCAAGCGTTAAATTTGGCGAACAGGAATCCCTGAACGAGTTTCTGTTTGAAAATGGCTTGCAACACAAGCTTTTCAGAGATGTTTTGGCTCAAAGCAACCAATTAGGGCCTGCATACCCCCTAATAGACGTGGATGTGGACCTATTTGACGACTGGTTACAGGCCCATCAGGTCGAACACGAGTTCTTTGCCGCACAGCTCAATCTGTCCAATCCGTTCAATATGCTGGACGCTGATTTCCGTAAAGAAGATGACTTTTACGACTGGTTAAGTCAACATTACCTCATTCATCTGCAAATAGCTGCGGCTCTGAAGGTGTGACATGGTTCAAGGCGTTATTCCCAACCCCATAAAAAATTCTGAATTGTTAAGCTTTAGCTCGAAGGGTGGCGGGAAGAAGCCTGAGCAACCCAAAAGCTCGGCTGAGATCATCCAAGCGGCCTCACCGGATGGCCTCTTGATGAAACAATTGGCTGCTTTGATCCAGAAGAATGCTCTCAAGCTGCTTCAGATCGGGGAGACGGTCTTTGCCCTGCGTCCTATGCCGGATGGCTCGGTTGAGGCTCATATTATTACCCAAGAGAATCCCAAGCAGATAGCCAATCGGGTCAAGGTATTACCCAAAAGTCTAAAACAGATGGGGTTCAAGAAGGTGACGTCCTATGCAACTGAACCTGGCATGGCTAGGGTCTTGCAAAGCACCGGATTGCCTATAAGAATGACCAAAACAAGCCAGATGATAGGTGGCACTCAACAGCCTATCGTCAAGTTTGAATTGGACCTCTGACATGGCTTTTATGGCATTTGTCCCACTGCTTCTTGGTGAGCTTGGAATCACGGTTTCTGCCGGTGCTATCGGTAGTGCGGTTCTGGGTGCGGCTGGAATTACGGCAAGTACGGTTGTGGCAGATGTGGTTGGCGGTGCTATTCTGGGTGCAGGTACAAGTGCTCTGACTGCGGCTGCGACGGGCACAAACATTGTTAAGGCTGCTGAGCTTGGCGCTCTCACGGGCGGCATTGGCGCTGGCTTGACGCCTGTTTTGACCAGTGCCCTAGGAAGCGGATTGAGTGACATACCTGGCGGATCTGCTCTGTCTAAAGGTTTAGGCACGGCTATAAGCGGGGAAGTTGCCGGTACTGCCGGTGGACTTGCTGCCGGACAAGACTTTACCAAAGCGGCTCGTGGCGCTCTTCCAGGCGCATTGGCAAGCGGCCTATCTACTGGTCTGATGGCAGGTATTTCCGACCTATCTGGTCGGGATTTAGGTTCGGCTGGCAAGTTTGCCGGTACAGCTCTGCAACAGGCCTTGACCCCTGCATTGTCTAGAGGATTGGGCGTCACCAAGTCTCCATCCTACAATCTTGGTACTCAGCCTACGCAAATGGCTCAATCAGCCCAAGCGGCTCCCTCTGCGGCTTTGGGTGGGGCACTGGCATCTTCGCCCGGTTTCGCGTATGCTCCGGGTTCAACAATATTTGGTTCCAGCGACAAGGATCAAAAGCCTGCCAGCGATGTCTGGGGATCTTCATCCTTGCGTGGTGTTAGCGAGACGGTGACATAATGGCAAAGATCGCATCCATACTGAAGGCTGATATGTCCCTGCCGTTTCTGGCGCAGGAGATTCGTAAGAAGGGGCGCGGCAAAGATACCATGCTGGCGCACATTACACCTCGTGAAGCTCGGATGCTCAAGGAAGCAGGTGGTAGCGGCACGATTAACCCTTACACCGGCCTGCCTGAGTATGACACAAGCTTTTGGGACAGACTGACTGAGTTCTTCAGCCCTTCACAAGCTGAAACTGCTCCTGCTCCTCAACAAGTCGCGGAAGCTGATCCAGCAAAATTCACCAATCGCGTGGACACAACTCCTGCTACTCCGCCCGATCCTAATTCAAACTTTCAAGGCGCATCCTATGATCCGAACTGGATGAGCGGATATACGTCTGCTGGTTATAACCAACCTGGGATGGAGTTTACGCCCTACAATCAGCCTTTCTCTGGAACGGCTCCCATGCCTGCTGTGCGGCCACCAGAATTGAGTTTGCCTGACGTTCAAGGCCAATATCAGCCACAAGAACAAGTGGCTCAAGACCAACCTGCGGCGGCGGCAGCAGCACCGGCAGCGGCAGCAGCCAAGCCCGGTTTCTGGGATCGTTTAACCTCAGATCCTCTCAAATTGGCTCTTGGTCTTGGTGGACTTGGTATGGGCCTGTACGGTCAATCACAAGCTCGTTCTCAGGCTAACAACCTTGCCAGCCAGATCGCAGCCATCGCTGAACAACAAAAGACCATGGCACAGCCCTACTTGACACAAGGTGCTACCCAATATGGTCAGGCAGTGCAGGGTGCTTTGACGCCAGTGCAACAGCAACAGTTTGACGCTGCAAGAGCGCAGATAGCTCAACAGGCTTCACGCACGGGCGCTGTGGGCGCAATGCAGGCGACTGCCCTTGAAGAGCGTATGCGGCAACAAGCCCTCAACAGCCAATTGACGGCTGGCTTGCAGATCCTCGGTACTGGCAACACAGTGATGAACAGTGCCTTTGCCAATGAAATTCAAGCTCTGCAAACCCGTGGTCAATTAGCTGGTCAAGCGGCTCAAATTGGTGGTCAGTTCTTCACGGCTCTGGGTAACATGCTTGGGAGGCAATCGTAATGGTTGAGCAAGTTCAACAAGAACCTCAAGGGTTCCAGCCTCAAGACATAGCCGAATCCTATAAGAAACAGGCTGAGATTGCATCGCAAGTACCGGTTGAGAAAGCAAAGGCTCAAGCGGCTTATGACGCTCAACAGTCTGGCTATATTCGTGGTCTGGACACCAAATTCCAAAGCCAGATGCAACCTACTCCTGAGTTCAAGCCTAGCAAAGAATCAGCTCAAGATCTGGTTGCCTTGTTTGGCATGATTGGAGCTATCGGGGCCATGGGCGGTGGCAAGTCTTACGGTAATGCCTTGGGTGCTATGCAGGGCATGACTGGTATGCTCAATGGATACAATCAGGGCCGCAAAGACCTGTTTGAGCGTGAAAAGGCTGAGTTCGATAAGAACATGCAGGCCGTTAAGGCGCATAACGATCAAATCACTCAGGCTTTTGATCGTGCCGTTAAAATGGCTCCTTATAACCTGACAACAGCTAAGAATAAACTTTCTCAAGAGCTGGCTGGATTGGATGCCAAGGTTCTTAGGGCACAGCTTGAGACGCAGGGAATTGAAAAGACTGCTCAAGTTTGGAATCAAGCCAATACAGCAGCTACTCAAAGAATAAATGCCCAAACAGCTCAACTCAATGCTTTGTCTGCCAGCCAGCGGCTTCAACAACAATCTGCTGGTGAACAGATTGGCGCAAAGGCTACATTATCAAAACTGATTGATGTGCCTATTGGTGCAAACTTGTCTCCCAAAGAAGCTGAGACAATTGTGAACAAGATTTATACCTTGTCCAACACGTTGCAATTGGTTCGTGAGGCAAAAGATCCAGATATTAAGTTTGGTGAATTGTCCAAATATGGAACCAATTTTGATGCTGCGATCCGCAGAAACGTGACAAGCGGTGGTGGTACGTCTAGTGCTACAGAGACAAACAGCATTATCGACAAAAGCATCGCTGATTCGGGCATGGACCCGAATGACAAGAATGTTGTTTTCTACAAAAAGGCTTTGTTCACAGCAATGGAGCTGGAGCGTCAAGCTCGCGGCGGCAGCATCTTGCCTCAAGGTATATTTACAAGATTAACTCCCTTGCTTGATCCTTCCAAGACGACCAAAGAAGCCTTTGTTGGCATCTTTAATGATCGTGCACGAGAAGTCGCCCAAAGCTCTGGTCTATCAAGAGAACAGCTTGACAAGGCTTTGAATAATCTTGGTTCGCAGAACTATATGTTTGATGGATCGCAACCAGCTCCACCAAAGCCTGCTGCGGCAACCGGTGGAAAGCCAAGCCTGCAAGAATTTCTACAGAAAGCCAAGCAGGCAAATCCAAATACATCAGATCAAGAATTGATTGATTATTACAATAAAAAATATGGGAGTCAGTAATGCCGATTGTTGACCCCTTTGATACTGGTTCCTCTGGGATCGTTGATCCTTTTGAAACCGCAAAACCTAAAACTGAAGAAAAGCCTCAAAAAACCGGCATTGAAGCCGTGCGAGAAGCCATAGATCCGACATCTGTTGTCCGTGGTTTGACTATGGGTACGCTTGGCTTTCCGGGCGCTTTGGAAGAACTTGGTGCTTATACCATTCCAAGAGCTTTAGGATTCAAGGTTGAAGATCAACCATCACCTACTGGCGGCAAAACACTATTTCCTACACCAGAAGAGGTAGGAAAATGGAAGATGCTGCAATCAGAGGATGGTAAAAGAGGCCAAATCAGCGAAAAAGTAGGAGAATTCGCTCCTTTAGCTATTGGCGCTGCTGGACTTCTAAAACCTGGCGCGAAGGCTCTTGGAGAAGCTATTTCTGGACTTAGGCCAGAAGCAAAAGCCACAAAAGTGTTTGGTGAGGCAGGCACAGTCAGTGATGTGGGTAAATCCATATCAACCAAATTGCTAGACAGGCTTGAAAATCTGGTTTCTGGTCGTCGTGCAGAAGCAAAAACTGCATTTAACGAATATTTCAAGGAAGCAAGACCGGTCGAACAAAATATCTTCAATGATTACGTTCAATCTCTTGAGCGTTATAAAGGTATGTTTGGCAAAGATTTGTCTGCTGATGAAATCAAGCTGATAGATGACAGCATTGGTCGCTTGTCTGCCAAAGACGTAGAAGCAGGTATTGGACGCTTGGAAAAAGAGCGTCGCAAGTTGAATGATATTGCTGCTGGCCTCGAAGAAGAGGGATATAATGCTGTGCGTCAGCAACGTGCACAATCCATGGCTGACCATTTGACTAAAATCATCAATACTTATGCTCCTAGCTCTAAAAATGCTTTCCAGATTTACAAGGAAGCTTCTGGACCAATCAATCAGTTTGCTAAAAATGTTGGTGCTAAGGTGACAACCAAGGCAGGTGAGTTTCTGCCTGATGTGCCTAAGACTGACGTGGCTAATTTGCCTTCATCCTTCTTCAAATCCGAACAAAGCATCAAGGATCTGAAGCAATTGAGCAACGATCCTGCCTTTGCGACTCAGGCCGCAAGAGATCACGTTGCATCTGAATTGCAGAGCAAGGGTGTAAAGACAGCGGCTAACGTGGATTCTTACATCCGGTCAAATAGAGACTGGCTCAAAGAGGTTCCAGACGTTCTGGCTGATCTCGAAAAATACAAAAAGTCTATTTCGGGTGGTGAAGTTATTAAAAAGACAGGCAAGGCGATACCCTATATTGGCGGCGCTATGTTTGCTGTTGAGGAAGCTAAAAAAGGATTAGGCTTCTAACCCCCCAGAAAAATCCGAATGGTCAAGCTCAAGGTAGGACGGAAATGAGCAAGAAAAACAATGGATTAAACCCTGATCTGGAAAAGGCTATCAGCGAAATGCTCAAGCAGGCCATGTCTGATGCGGCCATGGAACCTGATTTAAAGCTGAAAATCATTGATCGCGCAATAAACCTTGAAAAGATCAAGCAAAAGATACAAGATGATTCGTATGGGACGGGCTTCTTTGAGAGTGAAGATGCCTAATCTTTGCTGCCAAGGAGGTAGGGGACGTGGATGCTACTGTTTTAGCTATCGTTCGCATGGGCTTAACCGTGCTGACGGATCGGATTCTAACGCTGTTCGCCCTGTGGATGACATTCGGCTTAACGTGCTGGGCAATGTACTCTCCCACAACAGAACGGCTCTATGTCGTCGCAGGGTTCGCCTTTCTGGTTTACGTTCCTGCCGTAATAAAGGAGAAGCGTCGTGAAGAAAGAAAACAGCAATCAGAACCT